CGGTGTCACGAACTCCCGCTGAACTCGTGGTACCGGTGAATGTCGTGGTCGACGCCTGGTCATCATAAATCAGCACACTGTTGGCTCTCGTGAAATTGAGGGCAGTGTCGATACCCTGAATGTTTGAAACCTCCAATCTGCCAACCCGCAACGTGGCATTCTTAATATCTAAGGTACCCACTGGTGTTCCTATGGACATTTAATATATCGGGAGAGAATTATTAAATGTGAATGAAGGCGGGGAAAGACAATATATTTATGGGGCTTCGGGCCAAACTGGATTTTCGGGGTCCGTTGCATTGGCGGGGAGGTCCCGAAGGGCTTGGCGGTAGTCGAGCCAGGCTTGTTTGATCACCTCGGTGGGGTGAGGCCAATCAGGAATTGTGTATTTATCTGTTTTTGAGAGTATGGAGTCTCTCTCTTTACGTAAAACTTTCAAAGGTCTTTCGTTATTTATTCTTTCGCATTCTACTGTAAGTTCTTCTTCGGATGGTTTGGGTACGTTCTCATCTAACCACTTCAACCCTTCATAATTTTCACCGTGAAGTTCCCAGTTATTCTCTGGATATAAACGTGTTAAAGCTTGCGCGAAATCCATTTGTTATGAGTAAATATAATTTATACAGCAATTTCCATTGCACTTTTGTAGGATACCATTCTTTCATAGGAGTTTTGTCCCGTGTCGCTACTACCGTATGTTCTATTCAGGTAAAATGGTTTGCTACTGGTGTCCGACGATTGCGCATACACGCGATATGTCACCGCTGACGTGGTATTTGGACTATCTATCCAACTGATTGTAGATTGTCCCGGGGTAGAGTCGTTATTTTGGTCAAAATCTGGGGTCGAAACACCGTTCCATCTGTTATTAGCGATACTTGTATTATATCCAATTAAGGTTGACCCCCTGTAAACTCTAAAAACCATATCCTGATGTGCTTCAAAATTGATTACCCATTGTACAAAAATCTTGGAATTAGAAAACTTGGGTGTAATAGTTACATCAAGTGGTGTCACATAGCGACCACCTGAAGTTGAGCCATAACTGACTATATCGTTTACATTCTCGCCCACATACTGTACGGGATGGCCGGGTGCATAAATGGAACCGGTCATGACTTGGCCGACGTTGAGTTGGCGCCCGTCGGTGACGTTCATTTGAGGCACACCGAAGAACGTAATTTGACTAAGGTTCACGGAATCGTTGGAAACATGAACGACCATGACGAATTCTGAATACGACTGTTCGCTGTTCACTTCGATATATTTCATGACGCCGTTCGACGCCTCCGTGGTCGTCCAAACCAAACCACCCCACGATGCCACTACCACCCAATCGTCACCGCTATTTCGACGAGCTAACAGCGTCGCCGTGTGTGGACCTCGATTATAGTTGGTGATTCGAGGACTCACTGCAATTCTCTTCAAATGTATCTGATATGGCATGCTTAATTGGATGTATTCACCCGAGTATTCAGTGCCGTCGCCCGCTGTTATTTTTTGAGAGCCCGTGTGAGGATTGTAACCAGATGCGGATGAATACGACACGGCGGAATGCCAAAAACCACTCGTGGTGTTATCGAAAGCCGTGTAAGCCGCGAAAACCGAATTGCCTTGGTACACACTCGAAGCAGTCGCCCTAAAAATACCATGACCGGTGAAATGTGTGTATTCGCTAGTCATGGCCCCGGGTGGAAATTCTTGTAAAGATCCGGCGACCACCAAACGCTGCTCCGGATCGCGCAAACCTATGCCCAAGTTGCCTTTGTGTACACTCACCAGATCTTCGCGAAGACCGAACCGCTCCGCGCCTTCATCAAACAACTCCAAAACTTGTTCGCGCGAGAGCACCTTATTATACACGCGAAGACCGCCGTAGTAACCCTTCAGCTTTTGCTGCGCGCCACTCCATATCGCCCGACCCACATAGTAGGTGTGAGATGACGCTTGGAGATTCAGTGCTCCGACGCTAGTGGTCGCTTGGACGAGACACTCTTCACCGTTCACGTACAGCTTTCGATTCACGCCGACTACCTCATTCGCTTGAGCTGAGCTCCCCCCGTCATAAGTCGCGACAACGTGGAGCCAACGATCGGAGTTGTTTTTCACATGGAAGATGACGTCATTGCTGTAAAAATAATACCTCATAACATCAGTCCCATTGAAACGGAGCCCAACCATCTGTGAGCCATTAGCCGTACCTAATGCGAATAATTCACCGCTCGCGTAATTCACCGTGTCGTTCTTCACCCAACACGAGATGGAGTGGACCCACGCGCCCGTCGTCGTCGTGATTGTTCCATCGATGTCGTCGCCCGAAGCGTCCAGGTAAAACGAATTGAACTCGGGGTCAAACACTTTATTTCCATACAGATTGCCCGCGCGACCGTCGACGAGGTCGTATGTTTTAGAATTATCGCCGAGAGAATACGAGTCCTTGTTCCCCGGGTCGATCCACACACTCAGTTGTTGCGTCCCCGGTTTATTCGGGACGCTTCTGTGCACGACATCGACCGATTCGTCGCCTTCTTCGGTGCCATAGAGTTCCCAGTCACCAATCGCTACATGATTATAGTTGTTATTTGTTGCACCAGTTCTGATGACGACGGCAAAATATTTCCAGGCCGTACTCGCGTAGGGTCCTAACATGGTGTGGGGATCTGGATTTGGGGCTGATGTTCTGCTCGTTTCTTCATGTACAAGATACCAGCGCGAATCATCATTTGAACCTACTACACTGAACAATCTTGGGTGTTGCTTTCCTCCGACAGCGGTTCTATGTTTTAAAATTATACGTTTCAGAACTATTTTGTTTGGCAATTGAATTTTCAACCATGCACCGTTATGACCACCTCCGCCACCCGTCCACGTTGACAATGTTGATGTTGTAGATTCTCTAGACCCCGATGTCGCATACGAAGTTTCACTATGCCAACTATCGTTGGTGTTCCCGCCAACATTATTAAAAGCGTCATAAGGCGCGTGGTTGGGATTAGGTGTACCACTCGCACTCGACGTGTATCCCGCCATGCTCGCCGCCGTCATCTTCACCTCAGGATACTTAACTAACGGCCTGTCGTGTTTCGGAAAATCCGCGACCACGCTGTCTCCCGCGAAGAGCGACGAACCTTTCGCCATTCCCAGACTCCCGTGGACCTGCAACTTCGCCGACGTCGGCGGCGCGCCCACACCCGTGGCGGCTTCGAAGAAGCGAAGATTCGATATGCCACAGTAACCAGCTAAGTTACCCGGGTGAATTTTCGTGACGACGAGTCTGTAGTGCGTGTACGGCGTCGAATTCTTGACGTCGATGCGGTGCCAATCCTGGGGTCCCAGTTTCGGAAGGTCACTGAACGAATGGATTCGAGTCCAGTGGACACTGTCGTTCGAGGCGTACAAGTACCCCTCCTTTGGCGTTTCTTGTGGGATAATGGTTGAATACGACTCGCTTTCTCTCCGGTCGAAATCGAAGTGGGACACGGCGAACGCCTGTGGACTTTGTAACTGAATCCAGTGACAGTCGAGTCCGTCGAAGGTTGCGGCATACGTCGAATCAACCGCGCCGGTGGTGGTATCGAACGTATTAGCAGCCGTGAGCCACGCGTGGGACGTCGCGTCAATTGTCGCAGTGTCGTCGAACGCGTAATGTGCTAAATACGACGTACTACTATACGTACTGCTCGCACTCGCCACGTACCCCTCAGATTCGTTCGCCTTCAGCGATTTCCGCGGCCATTTGATGTACCCCGTTTGGAGCGTTTCGGACGACAGATCGCCGCTGATGTGTACGTTTTCCAACTTGGTCACCGGCTTTTCGGCGAAGAGGCGCCACCCTGTGAAATTCACACTGCTCGCTCCCACTGTATTTGTGACGACCATTCTAAAATATTGGTACGGCGTCGTGGCGTTCACGGTGACACTCGCCTCGTTCGATGAATACGTGAGGGAACTGAATTCGGTCAGCTTATACCACGCGACCCCGTCGTTCGAACCCAACAACACACCGGCGTTCGGGGCGCGATCGGTCATGTTGCTGGTATTCGTGAATTTCGTGTGTGCGAGTGCGAATGCGCGCGGTACCTTCAACTGTACCCACACACCGACGTGTCTGTCTCCACCGACGTCGACCGTCGTCGTGTTCCGCGAACCGTTGTACGCGTATGGAGAAGACGTGGCGTATGTCTCAAAACCTGTCCCTGCAGAATTTTGGTAGTACGTCGAAGATGACCGGTCGAAGAGATGCCACGCCGGACGCTGAGCCTGTCCACCCGCGTTATAACTGGTCGACGCCGACGCCTCGTACGTCCCGTGTCCTTCGACGAAATGCGACGTTGGTTCGAATACCCCGTCGCTACCCACGACCGAACTATACGCGGTGCTTCCGGTAAACGGTGTCAAGGGATGCTCCATGAATCCTGATTCCATGCCTCGAAGTTCGACGACACCCTCGTTCACGCTGAACGATTCGGCGAACAGTTTGAGTTCGCCGATGGACGTGAGCGAGTTGTTCGCTGTTTTCGTGACCACCACCGCGTACGACCTGTACCGCGCGGCCGCGTTGACGTGAATCGTTTTCGTGTTGGTGACACTCGATGCGGTTTGGCCGGTGACACTCTTGAGCGAGGTCCAACTCGCACCGTCGTCGCTGCTCCCCAGAAGTTGAAAATCCTTAGGGAATTGGGCAACGCCCGCGTCAGGGGTGTTCGATACATCGTTCGTCGGCGTCATGGTGAAATAGCGAAGCGTCGTCGCGTAAGGCAGATCGAGACGCAACCATTCACCGGAGATGGAATTGATCGACGCAGTGCCGTTGTGCGCGTTGTCGGTCCCACCGTAGACGCTTGTGCCAGACGCCCACGTGTCCGTACCCGCGGCCGTCGTCTTACTAAACGCCTTCCAGTTAGCGTATGTGGCGTTGACATCACTTGAGGACGATACCCTGAAATTGCCGTGCTTATCGATGTTGTTCACACCGGACGCCGTCAGGGCGCTCGGTGGTTGTTCCGAGACGATGGCCGCAGTCCCATGGACGTCGAGTGTGTAGGCCGGACTCGACGTGTTCACACCGACCCGACTCGTCGCCGTGTCCACGTAAAGGTTCGCGGTTTCCCCGACTTGGAGATCCGTTCCATTTTTAATGTGAAACAAGTCTCCACTGTGACGAACGCTTATGCGTTGCGTCCCATCGGTAACGAGCGTGGTCTCTATGATACCACGCTCGTTTCCAGACGTTGCGGTTTTAATTTTACCCGTGATTTTACCAAACAATTGGTTGTTTCCACCATCGTGTTTACCATCGAAACGTAGCTGACCCAAGTAGTCACCATTTGTACCGGTTTGGTTTCGGTACAGTGAAAATTCTGGTCCCGCGGCGGAACCGGATGTCGTGTCCGTCACGGTGACGTCACCACCGACCGTGAGATTCGAACTGAAGGTCTTCTCACCCCCGATGGTCATATCAGAGGATTCCAAGTTGGTGATCCTCGTGACATTCGACCCCAGATCCGTCTCGAGGGTACCAATCCTCGTCACATTCGACCCCAGATCCGTCTCGAGGGTACCAATCCTCGTCACATTCGACCCCAGATCCGTCTCGAGGGTACCAATCCTCGTCACATTAGATCCCAAATCCGTCTCGAGGGTACCAATCCTCGTCACATTCGACCCCAGATCCGTCTCGAGGGTCCCGATACGGGTCACATTAGATCCCAAATCCGTCTCGAGGGTCCCAATGCGGGTCACATTAGAGGCAAAGTCGCTCACGTTTGAGGATTGGATAGACGAGAGTCCCGACCCGTCACCGGAGATTGAAACCACCGTCAAAGCACCCACATTGGCCGTGCCGTGAACATCGAGGGTCGCGAGGGGTGCATCCGTTCCAATACCTACATTGGACTCCGAAACATCCACAAAAAGTTTAGAAGCACCAACTTTAAAGTCGTCGGCAATTTCAGCACCACCTTGAACAACGAGAGCTTGCGCCGAAGAGTGTGCCACTGTGACCGGGCCATAAATACTCGTAGAAAGAGAGTTGCTAGAATCAACGGAAATGTGAATATCTTGAGCGGTCGATAATGTATGCCCAATTTTAAGTCCCACCCCCTCGTCATAAAAAACAGCGACATTGGAGTCACCGTCAGCTCTTTTCATAATAATACCCGTATCACTAGTCCCCGTACTTCCAGATGCTAATAGAATGATTGGATCTTTCACCGAGAGATTTTCACTATCTATCGCTGTTATGGTTCCATCCACTGTAACTCCTGAAGCGTGAATATTACCAATAATTCTAAGTTTAGTTTGCGCTGTATCATCTATATATACATTTGAACCAATATCAAGTGTATGTATAGGATTCGTGTTAGAAACACCAACTTTTCCCGGAAAAGTTTGAATGTTCGTCGACGCCATTAATATTAATATATAAAAGATTTTACGGTATCTTCACCTATGTTAATCGAATTTAACTTACCATCTGGTGCCGATGACATATATTCTACAAAGAGATCGATACCATACGTTTGTGTACCGGCTGCACTTGGTTCTAAAATAACTTTTGTTGGGGTTGTTGCAACCACTGAACTCCATGGCTTTGTATTTGTATTTCCAAATAGAGACTTTGAACCAATTGCCACGTCAAGTGATGATTCGGTTCCATTTCTTGTACCACCCTGAGCATCAAATGTTAGTGTACTGACTTCTTCATTACCATGAAGTAGTTGAGCTGTAACTTTCGCGTAAAAGACATTAGATGCAAACGTCATTTCAACATTTGAAAACCCAAATGGAACACTCACATTACTGTATGCGTATCTCTTACAAGCGTACGAGTCCTTGTTGGTGATGATACCCCCTGTCGCCACTAAACCAACGTTTGAGTTTGTAAATTGGATTACATTCGATGTCGTGTTACCTTGACCTGTGACTTCTTCTAGATTATACGCTGTTGTAATTTCTATAGCACCCAATGTTATGGTGCTACCGAAAGACGCATTACCCGTGACGACGAGGACATTCGACCCATCATCATCGACATATAGGTTTGAGGCCACACTTAAGTCGTGTTGGGGGCTTGTGTTTGCGACACCTACTTTTCCATCAGTTGTAAGTTGGGATCCAGCTACGTAAACATTTCCATTTACATACAAAACATTAGAACTCGCATCGTCGACATATAGGTTAGAACCCACATCGAGTGTGTGAATTGGATTCGCATTCGCGATCCCGACATTTGCTGTCGTGACGAGACCTGTTGTGGAGTTTATAAACTCTACTGTATTCGATGTGGTATTACCGGTCATTGTCACATACTCAAGTGCGTACACCGAGGCAATCTGAATACTATCGAGTGTTATTTTGTGAGCCAAAACATTACCGTTAATCGTCAATACATTAGATCCTGTGTCGTCAACCCAAAGATTAGAACCGACTTGAAGATCGTACTGTGGATTTAAGTTTGCTATACCCACGGAACCTGTCGTGACAATACTAGTCGCATTTCTAAATTCCACTGTATTTGATGACGTATTACCATTTATAATTATTTCTTCAAAGTTAGAAGCTATGTTAGTAAGTTGTGATCCATCACCAATGAAACTGGCTGCTTGTACATTACCTGTGGCCACTATACCAATATCAGCATTTGTAAATTGGATTGTATTGGATGTCGTGTTTCCATTGTTCGCCACGTCTTCGAAGGTTGTGACGAGACCAGTGAGGTAGGATCCATCACCAATGAACCGGGCTGCTTGTACATTACCTGTGGCCACTATACCAACATCCGCGTTTGTAAATTGGATTGTATTGGATGTCGTGTTTCCGTTATTCGCTACATCTTCGAGGGTTGTGACGAGACCAGTGAGGTAGGATCCATCACCGATGAACCGAGCTGCTTGTACATTACCCGTGGCCACTATACCAACATCCGCGTTTGTAAATTGGATTGTATTGGATGTCGTGTTTCCGTTATTCGCTACATCTTCGAGGGTTGTGACGAGTCCGGTGAGGTATGATCCATCCCCAATGAACCGAGCTGCTTGTACATTACCCGTGGCGACTAAACCGATATTCGGATTGGTGAGTTGAATAGTACCCGTAGAAACATTACCATTGATTACGATTTCTTCCAAGTTTGAAGCGATGTTGTCGAGTTGAGAACCGTCACCAATAAAACTCGTCGCGTAAATATTACCAACGACGTGGATGACATTTGAACCGGTGTCGTCTACATATAGGTTTGAACCCACCGAGAGATCGTGACCTGGTTGTGTATTTGAAATGCCGACAGAACCAGTCGTCACCAAGCTCGTGGCTCCTCTAAATTCAACCGTGTTTGAAGTTGTGTTACCATTAATGATAATCTCTTCGAAGTTTGTCGCTAAATTGGAAAGAAGACCTCCATCACCTTGGAAAAGATTGGAATACACCGTGTCACTCACAACTATATTGTTTTGTACGTGAACATTACCTAGTACATCGAATAAGAATATATTACTTACATCTGGAATTACGTGTTCATCTGTGAATGTATTTTGTGTGTAGCCGATAGAAAACCGATCTTCATCACCGTGGTGGATGAGTGCAATATTGTGACCGGGATGTTCAATAATGAAACCTGTATCTAAATCGTGACTTGGATTGTTATTTGCGATACCCAAAATTCGATCGTTAATAACAAGACTATTTGAAGCAATTGTAATTGAATTACCGAATACATATAGATTACCTGTTATTTCAGTATCCGCATCAATGATAATACTTCCATTATCTCTTCGTATTGACGAATCTACGAGATAATTGTTAGCGCCTACCACTGGTAAGTAATTCTCGGAGAGACTGCCGATAGATACACCCGCGGTTGTTGTGAGACCTGTCAGATTGATTGTATTCGCCACAGTGTTTCCAGTATTCACGACTTGTTCGAGGGTTTGAAGTTTTGTGAGAAGATTGGCGGGTACAATCTTGTGTAGAGTATTTTGGTTAGTACTGCCATCCGTATAGACATATGTGGGTGTTTGTGTGATTACATTTGCGTTTGGAATCGCATTTGTACGGCCGACACCAGTCACGGACACAATACCTTGTGAGACGTGTGGTTTGACCACAATACCTATATTTTGGATAAGGTTGGGAACACCATTTATCTCACCGTGAGGTATGACATTTGATAGACCACCGGGTACCGTGTTACTCACATAGACTGTTTCACCCTCTATGAAACTATCAAGAGGAACACTATCGGCGCGTCCAAATGTAACGATGAGACCCTGTCCGTTTTGAGCCAAATCTTGATACACGATGCCAAGCGCTGGCATTTTCGTGGGATCACGAGCGTCTGCCTTGTCGACGAGAAATGTATCGTTACCAACGGCGCCGGTCGCGTAGACGACGTCACCTTTAGATAATGCAACAGCAGCCTTTGCGTACAAAAATGTATGATTTTGTTTTTGATTCACCCAATTTGAACCATCATAGACGAGCATGTCCTCATTGAGGTAATTTGTCAAAACCACATTCGCCAATTGATCTAATTTAACTTCAACATTTGAAGTCAGATCCGTCGTCAAAGCTGTCGTTGGGTTTGTAAATTGAATGGTATTTGATGTGGTATTTCCCTTATCGCTCACAACTTGAAGTGACACATTTGCCAACAAGCCACCGTCACCGTGGTAGCGTACGGCGTATATGTCCGTGTCGGCTCTAATATCACCCGCGACGTGAAGTTTATGATCGGGTGTATCTGTACCCACACCCATATCACCATCTGTGACGACGGCTATGTTTGGATTGTTAAAAAACACTGTGTTTGAAGTTGTATTCCCATATGACGTAACTTGTTCTAACGTGATATCTGTCAGCGCATTACCGATACCATGATAGTAGGTTGCGGTAACATTACCCGTAACAACCACATCTCGTGTGACACGAACGTCTCGTGTCACATTAACGTCTCGTGTGACATCTACATTCGAACTCGCGACTACATCTTGAGTGACATACAACTTTTTTGAAATATATGCATTTCCAGAGACATCCAATTCATTTGCAATACTTACATTCGAATTGGCAAACACGTTACCGGTAACTGTGAGATCTTTCGTGACTCCCAAGTTTGATGATGCGGTAATATCTCGGGTCACGGTAAGTTCTTTTGATATAAATGCATTACCATTTGTGTAGAGTTCACCTTTTATCACCGCGTCTTTTGACACGACAATATTTGAAGTTGCATAAACGTTTCCAGTCACAGTAATGTCTTTTGTGACATTGACATTTTTTAGTGCGTGTACGTTTCCGGACACATTAACATCCTTTGTGACATTCACATTTTTTAATGCATATACATTTCCACCTACATCCAAGTCATCCCAAACACTAACATTTGATTGTGCAGAGACGTTACCAGACACCGCAAGATTTTTATCGATATCAACGTTTGAAAACGCTTCGATATCCCCAAACGCGGTAATTTTTTTGTTTGCGATTAAGTTTGATGTGTATGTGTCTCTAGATACGTGTAGATCCCTCGAAACCACTATATTTGAAGAGCCAAAAATATTCCCCGTGACATTGAGATTTTGGGTTACATTCACATTTGAAAATGCGTACACATTACCGGTGACATTGAGATGTGACAACGCGTTTGTATTACCAGACACATTGAGGTCTTCAGTTATGTTAACATCCGAAGATGCGTACACATTACCAGATATGTTGAGTTCTTTGGATACGTCAACATTTGAGGTCGCATATAAATTACCATATATAGTTTCATCGTTGTAGACATATAAATTGGCAAACGCACGAGTATCACCCAATACATTCAAGTCTGCATTTGCATTTGTATTTCCAGATACAATAAGTTCTCGTGTCACGATAATATTTGAAGATGCATGCACGTCACCCGCCACATTAAGTTCTTTAGACACGTCAACATTTGAAGCGGCGTACACGTTACCAGTAATATTTAATTCAGCTAGAGCATTCAGATTTCCAGAAATATCCAAAACATTTGAAACTGTTAAATCATTGACAAAAAGTTGTTCATCAATTTTTGCGTCGCCGTGTACAACTAAAATATTTGACGCGGTATCGTCAACGTATAGATTTGAACCAACATCAAGTGTGTGTACGGGCGAAGTATTTCCCACCCCTACATTTGAGTCTGTCACGATAGAACCATACACGTGAAATTTAACATTATTATCGCTATTGGGTGTTATATAGTGTTCGTATGCGTTATTGTCTGTATACCCAAGAAAGAATTCATCTTGACCTTCACGATAACCAATTCCAACGTTGGACACCGCCGATGATCGTGTCATTATAAAACCTAAATCGAAACCCTGATTGGATTCATAGTTATTTTTTCCAAGTTCAACGACGGAGTCGTCTATGAGGAGATTTTGTTGTGTGACTAGGGTTGTATCCCCCAACACTTCCAAATTTCCAACAATAAATAAAGTGTCCGACACGAAAACGTTACCTGTGACATCCATAACATTTGACCCATTCTCGTCGATAAAGAACTTCGTTCCCACATCTAGGGTATGTACGGGATTTGCATTTGCTATACCAACTGAACCCACTGTAACCAAACTTGTATTTGCATTTTGAAATTCCACGGTATATGGTGTGGTATTTCCAGTGGCTGTTACATCTTCGAGTGATTTATCTATATTTTCTCCCGAATCTACAATTTCCTTAGTCACTGTATTATATACAAGTGTGTTTGACAGAACACTCGAATCTTTGCGAATAGGTGCCACATGAAAGCCACTTGTGTTTGCTTCCAAAATTTCGGAGGAGGCGTTAACGATAATAGAATTTATCGCCTGCTCGTCAGGTGTGTATTTACCTATTCTGATCCTCTCGGATCTTTCAATAGTGTTCAGGTTCTTCACCATTTATATAATAAGTCATTTTATTTTAGAAAAGTTCGGTCCAACCAGATTTTTTATATCCAACAAATGTGTCTTTTTCTGTGTCGTATACGATGAGACCGGGTTCGGGTTTTTTAATATTTTCAATTTGTTCACTCGTCAATCGAGGCACTAACAATCCACCTGCCGTGGAGTTTATTGACAACGACGCACACTTATACGCGGTACTCGAACCAATCGTCACCGAGCCGTTACCATCAATAGTCATACTATCTCCAAGGCTTCCATTTGGTCTCTTCGTTTTGAAAACAATACCACCTGGTCTACCTGAACTTAATCCAGCGTTAGCTTTTGTATACGCATTTATTTGTGCGAGTTCATTAATTTTAATCGCATTAACTTCACCCAATTCCGATGTTATATTGGGTTCGCTGTAAATTGATATTCTCGAAGACGGGGTATTTGTACCCACCCCAATATTACCAAGTGTCGACATAGAGGTACCAGGATTTTCAAATGTTACACTACACACGGTATTACTCTCACACGTGGTAACGCTTTGAAGTGTTGGGAGTGGTGGAGTATACTCTTCGAGTGATTTTATACGATCATCAAGTTTGGGTATATCTTCTTTAAAAATCACAACATCATTTTCAATCGTATGAACATTTGATATATATGATTCAAGTATTGGAATTCTATTTTCAACTTTTTGTATTTCGTTTACAAGTGTTTCTAATTTTTTTTCAGTTATACTTATATTTTTTAAAACATTTATCTTTGTCAACTTTATAGACTTTTCAAATTCTGTAGTCATTGTTTGAATTTTAGAATTAAGTTGAGACAAGGGGATTGTCAAGTCTGGAATTTTTGGAATATTATCAATAATCCTATGTAAGCGTAAAAATTTTGGTTGAATATTTTTTTCAACTTTATCTATTTTATTCAAATCAATTTTCAATTTTTCAATACTATTTTCTATGTGTGTGAGATCAACTTTTTCTGGTTTAAATTCTTTGACACTCTGTTCAACATCTTGTATTTTATGATTGAGATTTTGTGATAAAGTTTCCAAAGTACCCACACGTAAATTCAGGGGTTCGAGACTTGGGATACTTTTTTCAACTTCATTTACTTTATTTTCAATTGGACCTAAATTGGGAATACTCGTTTCGACACGTTTTATTTCATTCTCAACTTTTTTGATATTTGGTAAAATTGTTCTTATTTCTTCAATGTCTTTCGTGTGTGTTTCAACATCTTCTTTGAGTGCGATACCTTCAAGTTTTCTACCGTCACCCACAAAAGATGGTGCGATCACACTTGTTTGAGAATAAATGGATTTTTTTGAGCGAAGCGCGCCGTTTAGATACACATTTTCAAGATCGAGTGAAGCTCCGTCGAGATCTTTCAACTGTTTAATAGATATATTTGAAAGAAGACTACCATCGGCCCTTAATTCTCGTGTCACATTGAGATTTTCAAAAGTATCACCGATTTCAAAGTTGAGTTGAACATTTGAAAGAAGACCCGCGTCACCTTCAAAAAATTTAGCTTTTATCGTACCATCTACACAGAGATCCTTATTTATTGAGAGATGGTTGTCCTTTTCAGAAAACTTGATATCTACATTACCACCCACGCGATGCATAACGATACCAATATCTTCTGTGGTGCGTGGTGTTCCTTTGGCTATTTCAAAAATGGGATTATCGACATAGTAATTATGAACCGTGTTTGAATTCACAACATCGAGGTTTTCTACTTCTAAAGAAGAAATCTTTAACTTATGACCTCCGATGTCTACAATTTCTTTTGTTGTGGTGTCATATGCCAACAAATTTGAAGAATACGAACTTCTTATAGGTGACACGTAAAATCCACTGTGTTCAATGTTGTCAATTTTAGCATTCGATGCATTCAATACTATTGAGTTATGTGGTTGATCACACTCGGTAAGACGACCCAATCGTACTTTGTCAGTAGGTTGGGTGACACCTGTTGCTTTCACCATTTATATAATCCCTGATTTTAATTTGCATATACCAAACCCGCCATACCATTCTCAATCTTAAGAATGTTATAGTTCACGGCATATATCGTATCATTCAATGTATTCGTTTCACTGTGTATTTTGGCATTCTCTATACGACTGAAATTAAGTGAACCCGTTGGCTGATTGAGACTTGTTGTCATACAGAATGCATGCATAAATACATCCGGTGATGTTACATAATTTGTATGATAATAATGAGAAATATCCATATAATGTGGTCTAGACCACCTGTATGATGTAAGATCTACACCGTTTATACTCAGTTTGATTCGATTTGTTTGTGACGCGAGGGGACTGCTTCCTGAATTATTTGAACTCGCGATAAACTTTACTGGGTGATTGAAATTCAAATTTTGAATCTGATCACCAGAACCAATGTTCTTTTGGACTTGGAAGATCAACATATCATGACTTCTCGAGGCAATGTTACCACGTTCTTCGTTGTCGAGGTAATAATAATTTGAATAACATTCCCAATTATAAGCACCGGCACCTGACCCCCAACGTATTCTCAATTCGACATCATGATACTGAAGCGCGACGAGTGGTATCGCCGATTGCGGACCTTCACAAAAGAAGAATCGAAGTGGATAAAAAAAGGAACTCGCGCTGCTACCACCTGGGTGTGGTCCGTTTGAACTCTTTGTTACATTTTGGGCCAACATATCGATAGCAATATTCTCACAGAATGTTGAATCTTGTTCGTCGATGATCTGACCCCCGATGACGAGTTGTACACTTTCAATCAAATTTTCCCAGTTTGAACTTTCACTAGCTTCTGCACCGTTATCTATCGTGAAATAGGTGTACCCTAGTAGATCTCCACTTCTTTCGAATTTAATCGTTGAGAGTGAATTGTTTTTCACGGCACCGTGAATTACCTGCTTTTCGATGGACTGTGAAAAGTTGGAGTGTCGTTTAAATGTTGAGTTGAAAAATGAAATCTCAGGATCACCGACGATGTGTTCATCCTGAGCCCCCATACACACTAACTGAACAATACCCGAAGACATTGTATACTACTTTAATATAAGAAAATTACAAGTTTGGTTTTCTACACACGAAACGAATCACCAAAAAGTTGTCCGCGGAGACGGATGGATTTTTGATAGTGTTTCCATTTTGATCCCTAATCGTAACCCTGAAGCGATCCACGCGACTGATGGGGTCAATGTACTGGTTGGCAATTGGATAATTATCTTTAAACACGATAAGAGAATCACCTGTGGCGTGTGAAGTGTTCTCTGTCACGAGACTCGCAAACGCATTGCGAAGAATTGTCATGGTTGACTGACCACCGAGAACATTAGATGCACGATCATTGAAGTTTGTATCAAGTTCTTCAATGGAAACATAACAATGTTCAGTCACTACATTCGAGTGAATGTGGGCTGCAAGGAGTCTAGCCTGAACAACGTTACGAAGTGGTTGTTCAAGATAACAGGTAAAAGTATTGGCACTCGCTTGTCCAATGGAATCTAAAGTGATAGTGTGATATTCATAATTGAGATCTGGAATGGTCTCAGTGGGTGAAGTGATCAGCGCCATTTATATTAGCTTAGATTAAAGATCCACCGATTCCCCCCTCAATTCCATAAGACGCGTGTCCGTCGACAAGCTTGGACGCACCACAGAGACCCCCTGGAGTGAGGCTCATAGAATATGGACTACCCTCCTTTCCTTGTCCAGCCGCACACTCCAACTTGTGTTCGAGATCAAAGATAGACTTTTCACTCACCGTCTTTATGGTGATTGGTCTGGGTTGATAACCACTTCGCATAGTAGAGAGGACAATGATGATCGCCATGAGAACGAGGATCGATGTGATCGCGTTTCGGTTCGTTCGGTTGAACTTAAACATTTATAATATACATATATATTTTTCTAAAGTGCGTTAAAGGTAATTTAATAGTTTCCTTATAGAGAGTAGATGGACGAAGAAATAGTCATTGATCGTGGTAGTACTCATGTGATGAAATTGGACGCTGACGAACAGGCCCTGATGGATGAGATTGAAATTTCAATTCCCCGACCCCAGCCTGTGCATCGTCAGGCTGATCCGAGGAGACCTAAACCACAACCACAACACCAAGAAGCTATGGATGCGTTCGTAAATCCAAACAAACAAACAGCCCCCACCCAATCTTACCCCGACGAAGAAGTTGACTACGGTGAAGATGAACCAACTTTTTATGATGACGACGAACCAATGGGTGGTGAAGAAAGTGAAAGACCGTCCAAGGGGTACACGTCGGTCGATGAAGAAAAAACCGACCTTCTCAACAAGTTGGCTCGACTTGAAAAGAAGGGGTTTAATGTAAACAAACGACTCAATGCGTATTCAAATCTTGAAGAACTACGCTCTGAAGTAAAGAGAATTACATATAGTATTGACGTGGAACAATCTATCCGATTCTCCAGGCGCATGCTAATTGCCTGTGTGACAGGTCTTGAATTCCTTAACAAGAGGTACAACCCATTTGAGATTCAGCTTGAGGGTTGGTCTGAGTCAGTGATGGAAAATGTCGACGACTATGATGGTGTTTTCGAAGAACTATATGTTAAATACAGGTCCAAGGTCACAGTCGCACCAGAAATCAAGCTTATCATGATGCTTGGTGGTTCGGCGATGATGTTTCACTTGACGAATAGCATGTTTAAGACAGCGTTGCCAAATATGAATGATGTTCTCAAACAGAATCCAGATCTCGTAAAGAATATGATGACTGCTGTCCAAAATACGACGCGATCACCAGACCAACCCGCAGTCGATGCTCCAGTCGGTGGTACGGGTAACTATGAGATGCGAGGCCCCGGTGTTGACATTTCCAGTCTCATGGGTGGAATCATGATGCCACCACCACCACCAATGAATACATCAACTATAAGCGCGACCACACAACAAGTTGATGACGATGATATCTCTGACATTGTCTCGATTTCTGGCGAATCAACAGGGGGTGAGGTGAAGGAGGTGAACGTCGACGCGTCCAAGCCAAAGAGAACCCGCAGAAAAAAGAAGACCGAAATTAATCTCTAAGTAAAGTATAATAATGATAGGTTATTGTCCCCTTGAGGAGCTAGAACCTCCCGTGCGGCGTCAGGAAGTAGCCGTCGTGGAAAAACCTGAGACCAAAACGGGTCTCGAAGAAACAGAATGTAATTACGCAGTGATGGCTTTTGTCGTCGGCGTTCTTATTTTGGCACTCGCCGATTCTATGGAAAAGTAAAAGGATCCCCTTTTTTACCTCGTTTGAGTTATGAAACTTGGTAAAAATGGTTTATTTTAATTGTTGAATTTCATTTCGAAGTTCTTTGATGGCTTCGATGAGAATACCCGCTAGGTTACCGTATGCCACAGAATATGTCGTCTCCTCAGAACCGTACACAGCTTCCGGGAGAACTTCTTTCACCTCCTGTGCTAAAACACCTGTTTTTCGTTCACCTCGATGATCGAATGTGTATCCACCCATTTGACACACCTTATCGAGGGCGTTTTCAATTCTCTCTATATTCGATTTAAAACGTTTGTCTGAAAAGGCGGTAATATCGTCACCGGCGTAAATCTTTTTGGCCACTCCCAAACCACCGCGTACCTGAAGCGCTCCCGACGTTGTACTTGTTGAGTCTGTAGTACTCGTAAACGAACCCGTACTCCACGAGGAACGATCATAGGCTGACTTGACAGCTTTTGAGGTTGCAGCTCTTATGGTTGATGTACTGTTTATCGCGTCATTCAACTGCACAACACCTTGCGCACTTGTAGACGCATCTGGAAGACGACTCACACCGATGGTTCCAGAATCTATGTCACCCCCATCTATACTACCAGTAAAACTGTCTGCGTAAACATTTCCGGCAACACCGAGACCTCCAGATACTGTGAGAGCCCCAGTCGCCGTAGATGAAGATGCCGTAGTACCCGTAAACGAACCCGTACTCCACGAGGAACGATCATAGGCTGACTT